TTTCTGCCGCTCGGCAGAGCGCACGCCCTCGGATACACCGAAATCTACCTTGGTCAATTGGATGGCGCGTTTAACGACCACGACGAGGCTATCTTCTACCCCTTCAAGTCGGTCTAGGCTGCGTTGTGATAGCTCAAAGCTCATTTGGTCAACCCCTGTTTTTTCTCATAGGTACGGAGACCCCCCAAACCAAGCATGCCCAACAACACCGTCATGAGGCTGTTCATGTCGAACGCAGGCAGTGTTGGGAGTGTAACTCCGAAGTACGCAGTTGTAAAGATTACGAGTGGTTGTAACACAAAGTGCCATGCTAGGGCAACCCCACATGTCCACCCCACAAAAGGACGCCACCCAGAGACAAAAACCGACCGGTGAGACGCCTCTGCCTTATTGACCTCAAGCTGCCCCATTGCCAGCTCTTGGGCGTGTTTTTCCGACATCGTGGCGATCTCATGCGCCAACTTTGCCTTCTGGTCTTTGTCTTCAATAAACTTGTCCAGCAAGCCCGTAACCGGGCCAATCAGAGCGCTAAGCATCGTCGGTCTCCTTTTTGGTAACTTTTACGTTACCCCTGCCAGTCCACTCGCCAAACTTAGTTTCCCCAGCAACCGAGCCAGCCACACTCTGCACCGCCTTGCGCCCAGCCACACCCCCCACAGCCCCGATACAGAGCAGCATGATGTCTTTAAGGATGGCTAAAAACGCTTGGTCGATGGGGCTGATATTGTTCATATCGTGCTCTACGTAGAGCACCCCGTAGATGATGGCAGCAACAGAACCCAAAAGTATTACAGACAATACCCCAACCACCATCGCCCAAATACGAACTTCAATATCTTCTACGCTGTACCTACTCATACTTTCCCCACCATCTCAAAGAGTATCATAACCAGCCAAGCCAAAGCAGCCAGCAGCGCGGCAATAAGCCCGGTGTAGAAAACAGCAAGAAAAAACTCCTGCCGCTTGTGCTTCTGTAGTAACTCAACCCGCTTGCGCTCCATTGCAATCCGCTCGCGCTGGCGCATCATCTCAAGGTACGTCTCTTGCCCATACCTCAAAATAATCATGCTACGGAGCTCTTTTTCCATCTGCATCAGCTTTTGGCGCTGCACCACGATTTGTAGTGCCTCTTCCTCGACCGACCCGGCAGACAGCAGTTTCTTGAAAATGGGCGGGTTTTTGGCTTTTTCTTCTGCCTTGGCTATGTCGGCCTTAGCTCCAAAAAACTTACCAATGTAGCCCGCGACATCCTCAACCTCACGGCCAACTTCCACCGCCTTTTTGATGGTGTTAAACGCTGTCGTAGCAACGGTAAAGGCGGTGATTGGGTCAATCATGCTTAGATAAACCAAGTAATAATTGCGTACCTTGTGCCCTTAGTCACCGGCATAATCTCATGCGGATACATGAAGTTAGCTGGAAACAAAATGAGCGCCGTCAAAAACTTTAATGTAATCTTCTAAGTTGTTCATCGCACGACAATGTTGTTTATTTCTTCATCTCAATGAATTGGGTTGATGGTGCGACATTCTGAACTGTTGCCATTAAGACCTGTTGGCTAACCTCATTAGCCTTAACCATTTCATTTCTGAAAGACTCAACAGCCGATCCAGTTTGACGTTGTTGTTGACTGTTCTCAATCATCAGCACTGGCATCCAAGCAATTGCACAACCGTAGTCGTCAATTTCTTCCCCAGTATTTGGGTTATTGCCGCGCACCTTCATAAACCACGCGCAGTCAAGTTGACGGCATGGTTTAAATCCATCCAGCGGACAATTAGCTTTTGACTCTATTTTCATGGAGTTAAAGGTTTTGTGTTGGGGTGATCCATCATATTTATTCCTTCTGGAATTGACTCTGGATCAATAATATCACCCACGCCATCGCCGTTGCGTAAAGCATGAATGCAATAAGCCACAGTGTTGTCCTGTAAAGCAACAATCTCATGGTTGTATTCTGCTTTAATAAAAATCATTGTTGGGGCCTTAAATACCGACTCCTTCCCGTTAACCGTTACCTTTAACGACCCATAAGCAAGCAAAGTTAAATGGTCAAACTGATGTACGTGCCCATGCTCAATGTCGCCAGCCTTTTTAAAGTGCATCTGCCTTGACCACAAATTAGAAACACATCCAATTTTTGTGTATGGAGTATCGCTCATTTTATAAATCCATAAGAGAGTACAATTCTTGGTTTTCTGCCTTGAACTTTGTTGCACTCATGTTGATATTTTGAAGCCTGACAGAGCCAAGCATCACCCTCATTAACCACAAGAATCTTCCCGTTAATTATTGGATCCCCACCGACATCAGGCTTTGAAAGCATTACATTTACCCGAACAAACTCTTTTCCTTTTATTGGACAAATATCATTGTGTCGATGAATTTTGCCACCATCTTCGATAAAACCACAAAAATCAGGAAGAAAATTGTCCTTCAATAAACCACTAAACAAAAAATGTTTAATTATTAGTTTTTTTATTTCTCCACATTCTTGCGGCGCATTTAGTTTTTCTAAATACCCAAAACATCTTTTATAACCGTTTGGCTGAAAACTGTTTTTGTTTTCTATAGCCCATTTCACAACTGGGCTTATAAAATTTTCTGGTACTTTCATTCTTCAACAATAACAACAGGTATTTCAAGAGCCTCCGCATCTTTTCTTGCCTGTTCTTCTTCAGCGGCTATTCGAGCCTCTTCTTCTGTTTTTGCAACAGTCCATAAATCAATGGCCCATTGATATGGCTCAACAGAGTCAATTAATTGATTTTCGGGTTTTACTTTTTGGGAGCCTACCAGTTGTGTTTTGAACTCAACTTCACCCCATGTGTCATACCACTGAACGGCGTGGATTGTATTATCTAAATTTGACATATCCAAATCATCAAAATAGTAACCGTCAACAGATACGCGCCCGTCATCGGGGGTTATTACTAGTCTCATGTTTCTTACTCCTGTTTGTTAGTCTTTGGTTGCAATGATGACATCAACATACTGAACGTTAATTGATGCCGTAGCGGAGCTCAGAGAGCCAGAAAAACTGTGGTCGTGTGAGCCGCTGCTTCCGGCTGAACCTGTTGACACGCTTGCAGTGTTTCTCCAAACGCCAGTTGCGTAAACGCCACTCTGAACATTAAATGTTGAGCCGTACCTTGTGTATGAGTGAGTGTGGCTTGGAATCTGAGTTGTTGTAAGCGTTGTTGCGCCAACTGTACCGCTTAATGAGCCAGAAACACTTGGTGTGCCGAAAGCAGTCGTAAACGCCGCAGAACCGCCCGAAGAGGCCGTGCCGCTGACAACACGTAAGGCTTTGTCATTGTGCGTAGTTGATTTCGTCCAACCGGTGGGTGCTGATGTTTGAACAAACATCATTACAGTACCAGGACCAAAAGCGGAAGTAGCCGCAGTGGTTTGGGTTGTAGCATCCGGGAACGTAATACCCGTATTTGTTAGCGATGTTGCCATTTATTTGCTCCTTACAAGGCGCTGATTGTTCCAGAATTTTCGATTTTGGCAACCGCCGTACCGTTATACAAGAATTGTAAATCAGTACCAACTTGCCGCACAGACCAATTTGTAGTAACAAAAGTGTTAAATATTGGAACTACATTTGTACCGTCAGTGTAAAGATACACACTTGCCCCGTTAGCAACGGTTACCCCAGTGCCACCAGACGTTTTGACGATAATGCTTTGCCCACCCGTAGTGTTGTTCTGTACCACATAAGGCTTCTCAATGGTCGGTACAACCAAGTTGCGGGTGGCTGTAAGCGAACCAAAAGTTGAAGTAACATTGAGCACCAAATTACGCGCCACTTGGGTAGCGTTTGAATTAGTAAGGCTTAGTGTTAAATCTGCATCCGAAGCAAAGTCTGGGTTACCATACCCAACAACGGCTTCTTCTAGCGCCGTGCCAAGGTTAGTATTAGTCGTACCACCCCACGTTCCCGACTGCTCACCCGTAGCAATCAGCTCGATCTTGAGGTTAGCTGAATAAGTTGAGGCCATAATGAATCCTTATTTCGTGTTTATGCCGCTAACGGCAACCAATTTGGATCTTGTGTAGTGTTTACAAGACCCCAAACCAAAGGCTTCCGGGTAGACGCTGTGGCGCTAACTCCGGTCAAATATACAATAGATTTACCTGAAACGCTAGCAGTTCCAAGCGCCGTAGTACCTTGTAGCCCAGTTACAGAGAAGTTATTTACTGTTTTAGTAGTTGCGGTACCAAGTACTGTTATGCCTGCTACGCCAGTTAAAGTTACGTTTGAATCAGCAGTTGTAGTTACCGACCCAAGGGCTGTCGTAGCAGATTCTCCAGTTACTGGGGTATTAGCATCTGCGGTAACAGATTCAGAACCAAGTGCGGTTGTACCGGCAACCCCAGTTAACGGGACATTGGCGGCGGCATCAAACGTGACTGAACCTAAAGTAGTAGTTGCTTCGTTTCCAACAACAACCGCTAATACTACATCAGTACCCCAACCGCCACGCCCCCAAGGGCCAGAACTCCAGCCCGTCCAAGTTTCAGAGTAGCCAAGCTGCCCCAGCTCGCCTGTAGAACTTACGCCAGTAACCGATATAACCTGATCAGTTACAACAGTTTCTGATCCAAGCGCTGTAGTAGCGGATAGCCCAGTTACACCTACATCGGCGTTGGCCGCAGGGGTTACGCTATTTATCGCGGTTGTGCCTGCTACGCCAGTTAATATTACCGTAGCCGTAAGGGCAAAATCTATATCGCCTATCGCCCCCGCACCTGAAACACCGCTAACAGAAATATTGTTATCTGTAGAAAGTGTTTCAGACCCAAGGGCTACGGCAGCAGAAATCCCCGTAGGGGAAACAGAAGCTGCCGCAACAACAGATAGACTACCTAAAGCGGGAGACGCAGAGACGCCCGTGGGTTCCGCCGTAGTTAGCGGGACACCAAACGAACCTAAACTCCACGGGGCTTCGCCCCACCCGCTATAAGTAGCCATCGCTACGTCTCGTTAGGCGATACGGATAATTGCGTTAGACGCATCAGCCGTTGGGAAAATCACCGTAAAGTCACCAGCGGTTGAAGTCTTATCCCCACCAAAATCCAAAATCGCCACAGCCGGGTTGGTGTACGTGTGCGCCGGAGTGCTGTTATAAATCATGGCTCCGCGAGCAGTAATAGTCGCAGTAGACCAAGTTTCATCAGCAAAATCGGTGAACGCCGTGGTGCCAGAAGTGCTCGGGTCAACATTAGTCAACGCCTGACCACCAGCCGCGTAGCCCGTACCGGAGGTCTCATTGCTAGCCGTATACGCCGTAGTCGTGGCATCTAGCGTAGCCGAAGACGTGTAAAGCGCCATGTAAAAAGTGTCACCACCGGTAACGCGAAAGTCGTGTACGCCTTCCATCAATTCTTGTTTAAAAGACGTGCACATTGCTTGAGTAATTGCCATAATTGGCTCCTTACTTTAAGAGGTTAATCAATTCGGGGTGTCCCGACTCACGCAATCTGTTAGCAATCGTAGTCCTATCGGATTTAATTGCTTCCTTCATGTAAAACACAAGCACACTGCGGAGTCGGCTCCGAAATGCTAATGCTTGCTCCCTTATAACCGGGTGGGATTCTTCTCCAACCGATATTATTTTGTCTAGCGCCCGCTCAGCAACTTCTTCTGGTGTAAAACCCCGACCTTGTGTAGCCTCAACGCGTACACCTTGCAGCAGTGCTGGAGTCTGAACGCTCATATTCATCATGTTACAGGTACCCTAACTTGACCAGACCGATACGAATCTTGCCGCTCCAAGCCATCGCCCAGCCGTTTAGCCAACTGAAGCGCCTCGTTGTATTTGGTGTTGTACGCAGAAAGCAAATCCGGTTCACCTTTCATGAACGTGTATGCCTCAACCAAAGAGCCGTACAACAACACAGAATCAAAGTTATCGCCCAACCACGATGTACCAGCAGTAGTAATAGACTGCGGATAGAAAAAGTAATGTAGCTCTACGTTGTAATCAGCGTCTGGCGTAGGGCCGAGAATAAAAGTTAATTCAGTCGGCACATCAGATTGCGGCCCAAACAAAGCATAGTACTTCGGGGTGCCAGTAGACGACGGGTTGGGGTATGCCTGACGAATAAAGTTAACGTCTTTGTTAAGCAGGTATTCGTAATTACCACTACCATCAATAACAGCAAGTGAGTACGATGACAAAAAATCGTCAGGACACGCTAAATAAGCAATACCACTTGTCGTGCTACCCCCTACATTCTTACGCAGTGATGGGAACTGAACCGAGTTAAAAATGCGCTGCTCAGCCTGCTCAACAAACGTAGCAAGCTCGGTGGACGTAAACGTATTTTCCGTGTAGTCCTGTATCGCAGTCGTTAACTCAGAGTAGTTCATTACATCACTCCGCCACCAGCCTCGGGTACAGATGTAGCCCAAATCCTAACGTGTTGCTTTGGTTGCCAAGGCTGACCACAATTTGTGCAAACACCCGTAGATTCTTCAGCAGCGCTAACCGGGTCGTTGCAATGAGCACAAACGACCTCAATCTCATGCTTAGGCTCAATTGCCCCGGATTCTAATTTCCGCGCCTCTACAACAGTTTTCACGCCATCGGCCCCCGGGCCATCGTGCCCTTGGTTGCTGCGCCAGTACCACGAGTTTTTACGCCCGTAGTTTTAACGCCGGTCTCAGGGTACCCAGCCGTTTTAGGCACAGGTACAGGCTTTGGCTGCTCATATTTGTTTAAGCAAGCTGTTTTATTCATACTAACTCCTTACGATATAGACACCGTAACAGTGCCAACTGTACCTGAAGATTGCACTCCAGACAAGGGATTAAACGTGCCCGGTATATACCGGGATGATGTTGGGACGTTCTCAGTGGTGAGCGAGCGGTCTGGGCGTGGATCTTTGATCGCTTGAGCGTCTACAACGGGGTATCTACCAAGCAAGTTCTGAGGGTGGTCAGGCTCCCAACACTGGGGGCACACAAACAAGTTGGTCGGTGCCTCCTTGATAACCAGCTCTTTGAGCACCACACGCTTGTACTGAAACCCACACCGATCGCACTCGGCGATGGTGTATTTACCCTGAGCATACTTCGCTACCGTCATTAGGGTTTACCCTATGGTCATGTACCGAGGTACAAGCTGGAACGTGGCTTTTTCCCGATCTTCAGTAGCAGCAAGCTCCCACGCTTCGTCATACTGTTGTTTGAGCAAGCCGATACGCTCTAGCCCACCCGGCAGTTTCATCGCCAGATAGTAAGCCAAACCAGCCGTCAAACAGTTCAAGAACCGGAACGGAACGTCCATTGTATTCACACCGTTGCCAGCGTCTTGAATACGACGTAGCCTCCAGTATACCAAAGTATACGTTTGAGCACTATCCGGGACAGGCCAGACGTTTATAGACGGAGCGCTCTGTTGCCTGTCAATGTATATCTGTACGGGTCGGCCTTGTGTCAACTTGTTTGGGATGCTGGCGTACGTCGCCACACTGATACGTGAAAGGCTCAAATCAGCTTGGCTAGCCTGAGACCCCGAGTTAGTACGGATCACATGGTCGAGCAAATCAACCGTATCAGCCGGTAGGGTGTACGTGCCGGTACCAGCAGTAAGCGCCTGAGACCCCTGCTCAACCGTCCATAGGTTGATACCCCGGTTAGCCCAGTCGGTAAACATCAAGTTCAAACTACGTCGGGCCGTGCGTAGATCATAGCCAGTACGCATCTCGCTACCCGCGCGCTCGAACGCCTCCTCGACCAACTCGGTCAAGTCCATATTGAATGTTGCGGTGCCTGATGTAGCCATTACCCTTTACCCTTATTTCTATGCGGTGCCACCTTTTTGGCAATGCCTTTGGGTTGCGCCACAAATTGTTTCCCAGCAGCCTTACCTTTGCGCTTGGCACGGGTCGTCGCAGCATACTCAGCAGGGGTTAGCGCTTTGATAGCCTTCTCTGGCAGGTAGCGTTCCCCCGTCTCAGAGGATTTCTTACCACTTTTGGTACGCCATTTCTGCTCCGTCCAAGCTTTCAGCGACTGTTGGGATTTTTTCATTCCTCACCGCCCCAGAAAAACAACACGCGCACAATCACTAAATCAATAGCCAAAGCGCTTTCCCCAGTATCTTCATCCGTCTCGGGGATGTACTCAACACCTAAGCTTACGCCGAATATGGGATGAGCTTCAACTTCAAAGCTTTTCATAGCTTTTCTGCTGTTTTATACGCCTTTAGCTCTGTTTCAAGCTCTCTAATCCGTTTATCTCGTTCGTCTAGCTTACGCATCAGCCCGATGTTCATTTCCGCCCAAGTAGAGATTGCTTCAACGCGTTCTTTATGATCTTCAGCCATCATCTTGAACATGCGCTCGGCAACGTCTATTTGGGTTTTCATGAAATCGTTCATGGTTAACCCCGCTTCATTTTCCCTAGTGTTTGGGCCAAACGAGCACGTTGCCCCATTTTCCCGGGCTTCTTAGCGGCAGCTGCCAGCTTTTTAGCTGGAATCGTTTTTCGAGCCTTGACACCCAAAGACTTCTTGAGCGCACCGGGCTTCTTGATGGCGTCTTTGATCCAATTCTTAGAAGCACCGCCTTTTTTCATCTTAATCATCTCTGATGTATCAAGCTTCTTTTTCTTTTCACCGGTGTAATCAGAAGCATCAGAAGGCATATTTTTTTCAGATTTTTCCCAATCTTCTTTAATTTTTTTCCAAGTGGGATGTTTGGCATTGGGTTTTATTGGCAAATTTTCCATGCCATCACCCCTGAGTCGCTTTTGTAAAGAATTACCCACGGTATCCACCGCCTTTCTCTTTGTAGCGTTTAGCCAACAACTGTGCCTTACGGGCTGACCATTGACCAGCGGCAGTGCCCTGCACGTTAGCCGCTTTGATCTGATTAAACAGCCGTTCGCGCATGCCGGGTTTGGTGTAGTTACCAGCCTGATTTACCTTGGACTTGGTAGCTCCACCATTCTTCATAGCGACGGGTTTCATAGCCCGCCCCATACCACGGCATTTCATCATGTCAGCACATCCTGCCTTTGGTCTTACCACGCTGGGCTAGCCCGTCGCCTCGACCTTTGGTCACCGACTTGCCACTGCTGTATTTTTGTGAACCACCATGCTTTGCGCCGGGAATCGAGAACGCTCTGTCATCAGGCGAATTACGCTGGCGCATTTGGGCACGTACAGCATCAGAAGCGATGGTGCGACGAGTTGGGTCAAGACCCATACGGCGGGCATTTTCAGCAGCCATTTGTTCTTGACGGGTAGCGGCACGGGCTGCGCGAGCGGCTTCTACGGTTTCAGATTTACTAGGGCCAGTCAACCTACGGGTAGGGGCAGCAAGCCGGGGAGCATTCGCAGACGACCCCAACTGCTTAACAGATTGAATAGCACGCGAAGCCATCGGCATAGCGCCACGAACAGCACCAATTGTTGGCATGAGATTAAGCACTTTGGCGGCGTTACCTTCCGCAGTCGCCTCGCGGGCTGCTTTACCCATTGCCAGACCAGCACGAGCCAGACCCGATTCTTTCTTACGGGCAGCACGAGAAGCAGCTGCGGCGGCATTACGACCACCTTGGTCAATCAACCGAGCGGTACCCATAACGTCTTGACGGGCACGTTGCTTAGCGGTTCCACGCTTACGCTCTTTTAGCGATGTACGTTTGGCAGTTGCAGCTGCAACATCAGTGCTCGTAGCTTGCTCAGCAGGTGGGCGGGCTGGCCCCCTAGCAGGTTTTACCGTGGGTTTATCTTTTACAGAAGGAGCCGCTGCGGCTAAACCAGCCTGCTCATTACGCGCAGAAGACGCAGATTTTTTATCTTCTTTTTTATCCGCTGCGGCGATGGTTTTTCTGATCGTGTTGCGGTCTTCGACGGGTACTTTTGAACCGTCTTGATCTTTACCAAGCATACGGTACAGGCCGTACAAACCACCTGCAATCAGGGCTGCTTTTGCTGCTTTACTGAGTGCCATTTATAGCTCCTTAGACCATGCGGCCTCTTGTTTTACCACGGATTGCACAGCCGTCTACTGAACCACCATGCGCGTATTTCATCGTACCGCCGCCCATCATCTTCTTGGGTTTCTTGTGCTCGCTGTCCTTCATCATCTTGCCGTCGGGCATACGGTGCATGCCTTTAGGCACTTTGCCGCCTTTTTTGTAGTCATCGCTCATGCGTGGGGTGCGATCGTAGTCATCGTCGGCGTAGCGACGAGGTTCACGAAAACGCAGTTCACCGGAAATTTCTTTGGTCGTCGAATCTTCTGCATTTTCTTTGTAGTCCTTTTTTGCACCAGACTTACGTCTCGCCTTGGCGGCTTTTTTAGCAAGGTGTTTAGCCGCCATAGTAGCGGCAGCAGCAATTAGTGGGGCAGCCATAATTTACTCCTTAGACCATCTTGCAGGCGCGACCACCACGTGCCATGCCATAACCACGAACTTTGCCACCGCCAGCGTACTTCATCGAACCGCCGCCCATTTTCTTGTGTTCGCTGTCTTTCATTACGCGACCATCAGGCATGCGGTGCATACCCTTGGGCAAAGATACTTTTTTACCTTTGGCTTTACCAACGCCACGGCCTTTGAGAACGTCAGCTTGGGTAACTTTACCGTCGCCGGTTAGGTCGGGGAATTTAGAACCAGATTTCTTCATGCTGCCCGTGTAGGTGCCCGCTTTTGGCCCTTTTTTGGGTGGTTGAAGAAAGCTCTTATTACCGAAATCTTTCATTGCGGCTTTGTCAGCTGCGTCGCCCGGTGAGAGTTTTTCTTCTTTCTTAACCGCTTTACCGTCTTGGTACTTCTTCATGGTGAATTCCTTTCCCACTGACTGGGGTACGCCAACTTGTTTGGCAAATTTGGGGTTGTTTGCCACGGCTTGCATGAAGCGTTTTTGCTTCTCACTCGTCGCTGGCATCTTTCTTCCTAACCTTACCGATCAAGCCCTGCACCGTTGGGCTTTCCCAGATGCGGATGCCTAGCCAGACGATGGTGAAAATGGAAGCCAATGCTGGCAAAAACTCCATCATGGTTCCCACAGTAGTTACTACAGCCGCTGCGTCGGCTACGGTTTTTGCTTCGGTGCCCATAGTCATATCAGCAATTCCATGCTCGTAGAGATTTGTTAATCCGGCTGTTTGGGTCTTTCGCTGTCTTGGACGATGTAAGCTTCTTCTTCATGCCTTCCATTCGAGAGCAGAAAGACTTTCGCCTCGCGGCGTCCTTCTTTGTCTTTGGCTTGGGTGCGGGCGGCTTGAGCCCCGGTTTCCCGGGGTTGGCTCGGTTGTAGGAGGCGCGCCCTTTGGCGTTCAGTCCGCCTTTGGGGTTCTTGCCTTCTTTGCGCGTCCATGCTGCGCTCGCCATGATTAAGCTGCCTTGCCGCCAACGAACATCACCATGCAGCTAGTAACATCTGTGTTACTACTAATAGTAACGTGGATGTCAGTCGAGCACAGAATACCGTTGTCGGGGATCACTAAGTCGTTAGCACCAACCGCACCGGGTGTAGGCAACGTCAAAACAACCGTGCCGCTTGCTCCGCCATCACGGAAAGTCAAAGTAGCAGGAGTGGTCGTAGCTTGGATGTAATAAACACCAGCAAGACGTGACCGCCCATTTACCGCTGTCCCCGTGTCAGTCAGAGTTTTGGCCTGAATGTCACTTGCGAAACTCATAATTTAGCTCCTTAAAACAAATTAAACCCCGTTGCCGGGGGAGCTAATTAACTGAGCGCAGCGCCGATAGCGGTAACCCAAGCAGCGCCTGTGCTGATAACCAAGCAGTACTCGTTATTACCAGCGCCGTTATCGCTAATGATGTACACCGTGCCAACGGCCACAGAAGAAGCTGCTGGCAATGAAGCTGTAACGGTTACTGGGGGAACAAAGCCGTTGGTCGAGATGACCGGGCCAGAAAAAGTGGTATTAGCCATTTTCAATCCTCACATGCGAGTTAAAACGTGGGTATTACTGTCTGCATGTCGTCAGCCGGGACTGTCAGTAATACCGGGTGACCCCGGACTTGCAACCGTAATATACACCATCTAAACTACGTGTCAATACCTTTATAGGAGAAA